ATTGCGAATTGCTCCATTTGGAGCAATGGGATTGCACGTTCCAATAACGCTTTCGAGAAGTACGTCTGGAACTGCGCGCTGACTGAACCAGTAGTTACCATATAATTAAGTATCCTTGTTTGTTATGACTACTCAACCTCTGTCAACTTCGCTTGCCATTTTCATCAATTCACGTTCTTGCTCATCGAGCGAGAGTTCGTGAAAAGCTTTAGTCTTGGCAGGACCTTTTGGTTGTCCAGACGCTGGAGTAGTCGCTTTTCTGAGTTGAGAAAGTTCTTTCTCATACTCTGCAACCTTCTTTTTCAAGTCGGAGGCGGACTCCGCTTGGAGCTTCACCTTCGCAATTCCAACCGCATCCTTGATCCCTGCTGGGTAATTGCGCAGGATTGCGTGGTTTTGCAACATTTCCGATACGGCTTTATACAATGTGCTGTTTGAATCTTTGAGTTCTGGATTTGCTTCTACTTCATCAAGCAAATTTTTATCCCAGGCAGACTTTAGTTCCGCTTGAGTCTTTTGCTCGACTTCTTTCCTTTCCTCAACTTCAATGTCACCAGCTTTTTGTTCTGCAAGTTTTGCAAGATCGTCACGGCCTTCATCACGGTAGCTCTTTGCTGCTTCCCTGTAATCTTCCGCGCTAAACTTGCGACTTCCCGACTTTGTCTCGCCTTGAGGAGTTTCTGAAGTCTTCCTTGCCCTTTCAGCCTCGATCTGCTCACGTTCTGCTTTGATTCTGGCTTTCTCTGCTCGGACATCTTCCCACTCTTTCTCAAGTCGTGACTTAGCCTTTTCGTAACGGGTAGGCTTCTTTTCGGAAGCCGACTCCGACTTGTCTTCTGAAGATTGCGTTGTTAAAGAACTTTTGGCTTCCTCGGATTTCTCCTTGGTCGCTGAAACCTCATCCGAGGCTTCTAGTTTTGTTTGTTCGGCTTTTTCAGCAGGCGCGGGTGTCTGCTCGTTATCTCCGCTGGCCTTTTCTGTAGCTTCTGTTTCTACTTTGGCTTTTTCGTCTTCCTTGGGAGTGGGAGTAAAATCCCGCCCTTCGTCAGCCGCTTGCGCCATTGCTAATACATCCGCTTCAGTAAGGTTATTTGAATCTGCCATTTGACCCTTTCTTACACTTTTCGGTAGGGAGTCATTCTACCTAAAGGTTAGTCGGCTACTGGTTCATCCGATCCATCCCCATAGCCTGGAATGGCGGAGTTAAGTTTTTGGGTTGCGAGCGATTCTAAGGTCGCTACACAGCCACGGAAACCTTTAGCATACCCACAAGCGTCTGCAAGTGCCTCAGACTTCTTCATCACGGCAGAGCTATTTTGACGCAAAGTTAGGTTAAGCAAAATAAGGCTTAGCTTTTGTCCGGTTGGGGTTGACAAGAATCCTGTCCACGCCTTCTCGTCCTCATCCTCCCACTTGGGTTCGTTTACCCATTCTTGGTTGCGAATGAAAGCCAATACTGCTTTTAGTTTTCTCACGGCTAAAACGTACCCTTTTTAGCTTTCATCATGCGCCAGATTTTTGGCTTAATTGTTGAGTTCTTTTTGCTCCGGCTTGTACCAGCCTTACGGCGAGCGTTGATGTTTGCGTATAGACCTTTTTTCATAGTTTTATCCCCCAAGAATCACCTTGGAATAGCGTATAGTCCTTTTGTCCTATTTCTTCAAGTAAAGCTTTCTTGACCGATTCCCAACTCCAATCGTGTCCGGCCATAATCCCGCCTTCTTTTAGTTTCTTGCGCCAGCCTTTTAGGTCGGCCAAAACTCCTTCATAGCGGTGATCTCCGTCAATATAAACTAGGTCTAGCTCGCCATCCTTGAAGAATTGGAGCGCATCAAAGCTTTTACCTCTACTATATAAAACATTCTTAAATGGAGATACGCGCTCTTGGAATGCGTCAAAGACAAATTTCATCGGGCATTGCTGGCTCGCCCTATCGTTAATATCGTAGCCGTTTAGCCAAGGATCAACCGCCATAACCTCCTTGAAGTGTTTAGCAATAACCACTGTACCCTCCCCGCTGTAAGAGCCAATCTCAACCGCCTTGCCAATCGCCCCCTGTTCGTTAGCCCACTCACAAAGATGTTTTAAGCCTTCCGCTTGGAAGGCATCCCGCATTACTGGTACTTTCAACCCGCCATCGGTGCTGGTGTTTGGCCTTGCATTGCTTCTGGAGGCAATTGTTGTGCCTGCTGTTGCATCTGAGCCTTACCTGCATCACGAAGCTGTTTCTGGATTGCGCGGGATGTATTTGGGTCAACCTGCTCCAACGCCTGCAAGTGCTGTTGTAAGTGCGCCATTAGAACCTGCATTGCACTCTGATCGACCTGCTGTTGTCGCTGTTGAGCCGCTTGGTTAAACGCGAAGAGAACTGATATATGCGCTTTGTGATCGTCCGAAGGCTTGATTGCAACAGGGAATCCGGTTGCGAGCATTGTCGCAATTTCAGACGCTTGATCTTCAGATTGATTGCCAGTTGTTGCGTTTGGATCTTGGAAGAGTCTGCGTACAAGCGAGGGATCGTCTTGTTCAAGCACTGACTTTACCAGTTCGCCTTGGTTAACGAAAGGATTATTTTGGAACATCTGCATTCGCGCCACAGATTTCTGCAATGCAAACTGACGGTTAATGAAGTCAAGCCCGCCCTTTGGCTCAATCGAATACTCATCGTGGATACCTTCGGGTGGCATCGAGCCAGTTTCTTCTGCATAGCGGTACATCAAGTCTTTCTTGTTGTACTGCGTATAAAGCGACCAACATTGTTTGAAAAGGTGAGATAGTCCCATCCGGAACATGCGATTGCGAAGATCGCCAGAAGCTGCTGCCTGCGACTGCAACGCTTGAATCTCGGTGGCAGTCTTGCGATCAGACACCTGGAACTGCGATCCAGCACCAAAATCTGGATTGCCCATCCGCTGTTCGGAAAGCAAACGCTCTTCAAGCATCAGTTTCTGGAAGTCAAATGGAGGTTGGCTAAACTGAACTGGCTTTAAGCCTTGTGGCAGAATCTGCCCAGGCTGCATCTTCAAGTTCGATGTGTTTAGCGAGATCGGATTCTGTGCTTCAAAAACGGGTCGGTTGGCAAGCTCCACGTAGTCGCTTAGTGAATTTTTGAGCTTATTTAAGAGGTTCTCGTTCGGGAGCAGAATTTCTGCTACGCCTCTCGGACTGTACCAACCGCCCCCTGTAACCTCATAGGGGAAATCTACAAAAGGTGGTTCACCGTGACGATAGGGCAATGTGAAAGGCTTGCGGACATCTTCAGTTACGACAAGCGGACTGTACGTCTCGACCTTCCATCCGTCTTCAGAAGGTGTGTACATCTCCCAAAGAATGATGCGATCATTCTCAGCTTCTTGAGTAATTCCCTCGCGTCTATAAATCTCGTCTTGAATCTCACTTCGTAAGCCCACCGATTTGGATGGTTTACCCGAAATTGTTTTGATAAAGTTCTCATCCTGCTTGTACAGGGGATTTGCCTTATAGGAATCGACACTCGTTGAGATGATGTGAACAATGAAATCTGCATCTTTAAACTCCTTGGTATGGGGAGGAACGATAATATGGAAAGGATCAATTGCCTCAAACTCAATGCGCTTCTTGTCCTCATTCCAGATTACCTTTGACACGCCGCGCCCATAGAGGAGCAAGTTGTCAATTACGGAAACAATCTCTTTCTGAAAGTTTGTACGCTCACGCATATTGTAATCAAACCAACGCTCGGCTGATACGGTAAGCGGAGTCAACTGCTGGCGCATCGGTACGAAGCTGGAAAGAATATCGTTGCCAATCGCGCTGTTTACGAAGCTTGGTTTCAGCTTCTCAATCGCTGTGTCGATCAACTGAACGTGCAAATCAGCGGCTGTAGGCCAAGGTTTAACTTTACGGCGTACGCCAAAGTAGCGAGCTTGATAGAATAACCTTTGTCGATTCTCCCAAGTCTCGCGCTGATTAAGTGCATCAATGATTCTTGTGTAATAATCTGTACGGCGAGTATCTTTAGCGTTCATTTGTTGCGCTCCACTTTAAGTTCGTAAGAAAGATCGTTGACTGCATTCAAAGCTTTCCTAGCCCATTCGCGTGTGCCAGGTGTGCCTCTTCGAATTTCATTGTAGTTTTGATCTTTCATCAACTCTTCAACTATCCCTGTTGTGTGTGTCACTGGTGTCGTTGTTGCGCAACCACCAAGACTCACCACGCAGATCACGCTCAATAGCTTTGCGATTCTCGCGCCATTCGCTCTCAGCGTTCTGAGTACGTTTCTGTTGCCAACCTGGAATGATGCGAAACACGGCTGCGATGATCTCAAGGATTGCACGCAGCACAAAAGATTATTTAATATTAAGTCCGACTGTCTTTAGGAAGTTTACGATTTTTTCCAAGATCGTATCGTCCGCTGGGGTCGGTGTGAGTTTAACAATGATGCGAGCTGCGAGAACAATGCCACCAACAGCGGCTACGATCTCTTGCCAATTTGCAGTAATCCAATTCCAGATATTCATAGTGTTTATCCTCCTGGGTCAAATCCAGCCATGACGGGATCGTGGGATACCATCATTTCTTGAAGTGACTTCCAAGTTGGACGCTCTATCTGAAATGTCAAGTCAAGACCGCTATTTGAGCTGCTGAGGCACAAAGC